AATAAATCTCGACCCCAGTACCACTGATCGCGCTAAGCAACGAAGCGTTCCATGTACCGCTGATTAACTGACCGGCAGTGCCGGTAGTCGGCCCAACTGTGATGGTGGTCGAGGCGATGACCGTCGCAAGATTAGAGCCACCCCCGGTTTCGCGCAAGTAAACCACGATGGCCGGGTCGCTGCCGCCGGTAGCATCCTTGCGTACCCACAAGCGGAAGGTTTGCAGCCCCGCGCCGGGTGTCAGAAGATCGGTCGGGGTCGGAAAGCTGGCCCTTAATATGCTGTTACTGGCAGTGGTTGTAACCCACAGCGAGTCGGCTGAACCGGGGTCGTCATCAATGTTGGTGTACGCGCCCGTCAATCCCGTAAGGGAATAGACTACGCCATCAATATATTTGGTTTCTGTTGCCATGCTACCTGCTCGGATTCATCTGGCGCACCAGCGGGGCTAAACGGCAGGTAGCCATGACTTACAGCAAATTCTTGAGTGCGGTCTTGAACTGCGCCTTGGTGATGTTGCCCAATCCCTCCAGTGTACGGATACGGTTTTCGTGGCTGTAGAACACTTCAAACAGCAGCCTTACAGGTAACTTGTCAGACAGACTATCCTTGAACGCATCCAGAATAGCAGCGGGTATTGGGGTCAGGTCAAGCTGGGCCATGATTCTGCCCAGTTCAATCTCGCTATCCACCGGACTTGGCGCGTTGGCCCCATCCTGCCATTCCCGATAATTGGCATCTTCCTTACGCTGATTGACTTCCTGCCAGCGGGCATAGGAGTCCGTGGCATCCTGTGTCAGCAGCCAATCTTCAAAGGTGAACTCGACGTTCGGATCACGCGGAGGATCGGTGGGCAGCAGGTAATCAGCCAGTGCCTGTCCGGCTTCCCACTCGGCCTGTGTCGGTACCGGCAGCGGGACATAGGTTCCATTGTCCAGCCATGCAACATAAGTCGGATCAGTGACCGGAACATAGTCGCCAGCGGCACTGGAATAGACTTCAGTAGTTGATCCGGCAACGACCCAGTAATGATTGGATAATCCTGTGCTACGTTTTTTCATAAATACAACCCTGCGGTAATTGTGTTGTAGTCGGTTCCACCACCTGCCGCATTACCGGGGAAGAAGGTGGATGACCCACCTGTACCGCTTATGATACCACCAACCTCTGCGGCATACCTTTGACCCGTAATCGTACCCCCGGTGTAAGTCGTTGTTCCACAAAAAGCGTAAGCACCGTCATACATAACTATGAAGGTGGTGAACGCCAAGGTTCCAGACATCGTGACCGTTCTGCCTATGCAGTAATAGCCAGAGGTTCCATCTGCATTAATGTGGTAGGTTGCAGCACCTGTAATACTGTAGTTTGCGGTCATGGACAATGACGCATCATATAGGTCTATGTGTGCATAAGAGCAAGCCCCAAACTCAACCGCGCCGACATGCACCAAAGCCCCGTTTCCAACAGATAATCCGCTGCCTGCTGAAGAAACAAACTTAAATCCTTCAATTTTTCCATAAATGTTTGCACCGAAAGCGGTAAAACAATCCGCAGAAGTTGAAATAACGCAGTTGCTAGGCGTAGTGGTGTCGCCCTTAATAATAAAGTCATTAGTGTCAGCTAGACCATTAGTGGGATACAGCACTATTCCTGCCGTGTATGTCCCTGCACCGACCTGAATGGTCACGGTATAGCCTCTGCCATCAATGGTAGTACACACCACATCCACCGCTCTCTGGATAGTCAGGAACGCACCGCCAGCTGAATTAACCAGTCCGGTATTGGTATCCACTCCATCGGTACGGACGTAGTAGGTACGGTTAGCCGTCAGCGGTTCACGGTAGTTGCTGATACCGTTGTACATGCCCTGATCTATGACATTTCCAGCAACAGTGCCGGGAAAATGGTTTGCTCCACCCGTTGTTTCAATTGTGCCGTTTTCCCAACAGGCATAACGCTGTCCGGTAACCACACCCGTGTAGGTAGTTCCGCTATAGATGTAACCCTTGCCAGTCGCTCTGGCAAAAAAACCAATTGCTGGACTTCCCGTTATAGTGCAGGTTCCAGCATTACTGACGATGTTTCCCCTTGCACACAACATATGCTCATCGGCAGCGCCAGTAATTTCATAATTACTATTGAGTGCCGTTACCGAGCCTTCCGCAGCATTGTAGATATGGTATAACGCACATGCGCCAAACCTGATCGCGGTATTCAATGAGATATGGCCTCCGGAGTTTTGGATGCAAAACCCAGATGTTGTTGTGCGAAACTCAAATCCAGACAAGATCAATGGGTGACCACCCATAGAGCCACCGTTACCATAGGTAACGCAGTTGGCGCTTGTTGTAGAAATGATGCAGTTGGCAGGAGTCGTAGTATTTCCTGTTATGTACATTTCCTTAGGCAAAGACCGCTGCACGTTAATCCCTGCCGTGTAGGTTCCATCGGCTACATTAACAGTTACCACATAACCGCGCTGGTCAAGCGTGTCTAAGGTCACATCTACTGCTTTCTGAATGGTCAGGAACGCACCACCCGCGCTGTCGGTCAGGCCGTCGTTGGTGGAATCATTACCGTCCGTCCTGACGTAGTAGGTGCGGTTGGCCGTCAGCGGTTCACGGATCGCCTCGATCCCCGCTTTGAAGTTTGCCTCGTTGGCGTTGACCGCCTGAAATGCCACCCGCGCAGAATCGCCCGTGTTGTCACCGGGCGTGGTTCCTACATCAACGGGAGTTACTGTGATGGTGGTAGCCATTACGCGATCCTGATGATCGCAGTGCCGGTTGCTGCTACGGGGAACTGGACGGTAAAATCACCCGCTGTCGCGGTCTTGACCCCACCGAAATCAAGTACAGCCACTGCTGCATCGGTTGCGTGGGTGTTGTTGTAAATCAATGCGCCATACGCACTGAACGTCGCCGTGGACCAGACCGCATCATCAAAGTCGGTAATCCCCTGAGTACCATTCAGGGTTGGGGTGACATTAACCAAGGTCTTGCCGGGGCGGGAATAGTTGCCCGTGGCATCGGCCAATTCACCAGTTGCCGTATACACCGCTGTAGTGGCGGTCAGGGTTGCTGAATTGTCGTACAAAGCCATGGTGAACGTGTGTCCCGTACCATTGGTGAAGTCATGCTCTGCTGCCAAAATCTCACGCTTGAATGTATCGCACATTGCGGTAACTGTAAAAGCCATTATCTGTCTCCTGTCAAAGTTAAAAGTAGTGCCGCCATTTCCCTTTCACCTTGCCGACTCAGCAGGTTGTACAGGGTAGTTCTGTCACTTTTGATTGCCTGTGCGATGTAATGAATCAGCACTTGGCGAATGTCGTCTTTAAAGGCAATAGCCTGATCCTTGAGGATCGAGTTACTGTTGTCCGCTACGTGAATAATTCGCTCCAAGCATCGATCTGCCCAGTGTTCAATAGGTAGTCCACGTCCGCTGGTTGTAGTTACCGTGACCGTACCTAACTGGACGGTCGAGCCATTTGTTTGAATCACAAAAATACCTCTCTTATTGGATGCGCAGGATGGCGTTGATGGCATCTGCGGTAGGCATACGGATCACAAAGTCCCGGTAATCCGGCCCAATGGCTGACGATGTCCGGTCCAAACCAAAATCAAGCACCATGACTGCATTGGTGGTGCCAGTCCCGCCCCAAGCCGTCGTGTTGTAAATCAATGCGCCCCTTGTAACAAAGGTTGCAAACTCGATAATCAGGTCGGCAAAACCCGCAAAAGCCACCTTGCCTGACCCTGACAAGGCAGGAACAACCGAAGTCAGGGTATATCCACCCGCCGTATAACCGGTTCCACTGACCTCGCCAGCGGTGGTGTAATCTGTGGTTGCAGCATTCAGGGTGGCGGCTGACGTGTACAGCGCCAGTTTGAACACATGAGTGCGGTGATCATGCGCAGCTTCCATAAGCTCACGCCGGTAACTGTCACAAATGGTGTTTCCGGTAAATGCCATCAGCCTGCCCTGTAACTGTCGGTACGGTTATAGCCTTCCGCCAGCAACTTCAACTTGCCCAGCGCCTCGGTGTAGTCGGTGCGATAACGCTGCATCATATCCGGATCGCCCTTCACAAAGTTATCACTCTCTACCAGACATCCATACAACAGACAGGCTTCGGCATTGGTACCAAGCCAACTGGTGCCTGCAGTGACAATCGACTCGGGCCGGTAAAAGTAATGCAATTCCGCGTTGTAACCGGTGGCCGGAGTCGGGGCCAGAATGAAGAACTCATCATCAAAGATGCCGTAATATTTCGGTACACCCGTATCAGCGACCAGCGGATAGGCAGCACGAATGAAATGCACGTCCTTGAAGATCAGGAACTGGTAACCGCTGTCAATCACCGCCAGTGAATACGGGGCCAGAAAATCAGCCGGGATACTCAGGTACTGGTCGTTACCGGTGGTGCTGCCGGTCACGTTCTTGCGGAAAACCGGATGCTGGACTTCCTTCAGGATGCGGTCTTCGGCCTGCTGGACAATAATCGGTATCTGGTCAACGAAAGTGTCTTCGTCGGTCTCGATATAGTCCTGCAAAGCCTGTGTGAGTTGTGTGTAATTGAGCGCCATCAGTCCTCTCCTGTCCAGAAATGAACAGCGTATTCAATAGTGACGCTGCCCATTACACATGACATGTCAAGACCAAGTGTCCGGCTGCCCAGTTCGGTGATCCCGCCACCTACCGGGTTCCATGCCCACAGGGCGCGGCTTTCGGTCAAGCTCTGGTCAGGGCGGGGATTGCGCAGGGACTGTGGATCGTTGGCATCAACTTCACCCAGCCGCAGTTGGGGGTGATCTATGTCCACCATGTCCCTGCCAACCAACAAACCCGTTGGTACCCGGTTTTTATATTGGGGGACGAGGTCTTTCAGGGGATAACGAAAACCTGTTCGGTCACAATATCCGAAAGCCTTACTGCCCTTTGCGAAAGTACTCAATAGCCACCTCCCGGCCTTAGATACCAAGAAGCCTTCTCGCGTACCGAATCTGCCGCCAGATTCCATTGCTCGTCATAGACCGCCTTCAGCCCTTCGCTGCGAGCGGAGGCCTCTGGAAGTTTGAGTGACAGGTAATAGGCCAGCCCTGCCGTCAGTGCAGGCAGGTGACGTGTCGGAACATCCAGTGTGGCTGCACCAGATGCCCCAGCATCCTCTATTTGTTTCATATAGTAGTAGACAAAGGTATAAGACTGGGATGCGTCAGGCACCGGCCACAGGTTGACCGTGATACCACTGGAAGTGCGGGACAGCCAATACTGAATCGGCCTGCCGGTGGAGTTTTTATTGGTTTGCTGGGCAAAGGTGCTGATCGATACACGCCGCATGGACAGGTCACTCTGGCTGGTTCCGCTACCGGTGCGCAGCATCGCTTCAATGATATCCAGCTTCTCACCGGTCAGGGCAAAAGAGGCGGTTCCTGCGGTCAGCGCCTGCGAAGCCGAATCAATGGTCCACAGGTTCAGTCCTTTGTTCTGCCATTCCAGCAATAACAAGTTAAGACTACGCCTGCCGGTGCGGTAGTCATAACCGGAACGCAGTTCACTGCCACAGCGTTCAAAGGCTTCTTCCAGCACATCGGCCAGATCGAGATCAAACGTATAAGTTCCGCTGGTTGCCATAATTAACTGTATCCACCTTTTCCGCCGGGATAGTTACCTGACGTATTACCACCTTTGCCGCCATACTGCCCAGTGGGCTGCTGATATGTTCCTGACCCACCTTTGCCGCCATATCCGCCAGCGGGCGGAGCGTTCATCTCCTCAAGAGAAGCCAGCGGCCCCTCTTCATCCGCAGCATGCTGTCCGTAGTACCCCATCTGGGGAGGTTGGCTGGTGCCGCCCTTGCCTGCCGGTGACGTTTGTCCGGTGCCGCCCTTGCCTTGCCCAACCTGACCTACATCAATCTGCGTCAGATCGCCATACGGGGTGTTCGTGGGGTCAAAGTTGTCCCACCAGTTCGTAGCAGCAGGAGCCGCTGGTGATGGTGGTGCAGCAACCGCTGGTGGTGATGCTGCCTGTGTTCTAGGCTGCAGCGCATCAGGGTTATTAGCTATATAGGAGTCCCATTCAGACTGTGGCGCATGCCGGAGATACATTCCATAAGCCTTTACTGCTGCAGGGGTGCCCGACTGTATCTTCCCGTAAGGAGAGTTGAGTATAGGATTCTCATCCACACCGTAATTAAACCCTTCCGGCATCTTCCACCATCCGGAATAAGGGCTTGCCCCCAGCCCTTGGGCCGGATTATAGGCCTGCCGCTCAGAGAGTTTTACCTGCCGCTCATACTCGGCCTGTTGATCCTGCAGGGTCGAGCGGTTTTGACCCATAGGGTCAACCCTTTCTTCAGGGTGATCCAGATAATACTGCCGTTCACGATCATTCAAACGGGTTTGTTCATCCAGCCATGTTGCATCCGCATCCTGTTTCTTCTGCGCTTCTTGCTCCTTTTGGATATCCCAGATATTTTTCCCGGCAAGTTCTGATTCTTCAGTGATTGGATTATAATTAACTGACTTCAGCTCTAATTGGCCCGTTTCCGGGTTGTACCACATACCTGAGTCTGAGTCGAACCAGTCAGGAGTAACAGGATTACCATTTCCATATACAGTCCCACCATTAGGGGCAGGATTTGGAACTCCACCCTCTACTCCGGGCGGATTGGCAGTCCAGACACCATTTAATGGATTAACCCAGCCCAGTTGAGTACCTTCATCCCATTCACCGTCTGTTGCGCTACCCGTCTCATCCTTTCGCGTCTGGAGCGGATTCGCCATCGGATTACCGCTGGTGTCAAACCAGTCTCCGGTCTTCGGGTTGTAATAACCCATCCCGTCCACAAAATTCCAGTCTGGATTGAGTTCTGCGGGTTGAAGAGATGCTGTTGTATCAGTTCCTGCCACGTCAGCCTCCCCGGTAACCGTTACGGCTTCTCAACGGGGTGTAGTCCTGACTTCCTTGATTACCACCCTTACCACCGGAAGGCGGAGCCTGCTGACCCCCTTTGCCACCGGCAGTCGGACTCTGTCCACTGAATTGGGCAGGTGGGGGTGAAGCATTACCACCCTTGCTACCGTAATGTTGCTGGAGTGCCTGTCCAATCTCTTCTGGGCGTGGCATCGGAGCCTGCCTATGAGGTGATGTCTGAGTCGGGAAGCCGCCAACCGGAACTTGATTATCAAAATGTCCACCCGTTGGCCGAAACTCTTCACCAGCTCCACCCGTTGGTGAAGGCTGATACGGTGATGGCTGAATCGTGGGTGTTGGTGGCGGTACAGGCATACTCATACCCCCACCCGTTGGCCGAAACTCTTCACCAGCTCCACCCGTTGGGTAGTACCAGTCGGGGTTGGTTGGCATCGGTGAAGGCGGCATCGGCCCCGGTATCGGACGCGGCATTGGATCAAGTCCACCTGTCTGCAAGGGTGATGGCTGGAACGGACTGCCCGGAGGCCCGTCAGGACGAGGCATTTCACCAAAACGACCGCCGGGACTACCGGCCCAAGGAGGACGATTCGACTGTGGCGGCATCGGAGGCCGCCCCTGTGGGGGCATCGGAGACGGAGGTGTCCACGGGGACGGATAGCTTATCGGCCCTGTCGTCATGGGGGGTTCCCACTGATTGCCAGCCGCTCCGTCATTCATTAATCGGGGGTCTATACGTGAATTAATTGGCATGCTACTGTCCTCGCTTGTTCTTACGCCAGCCACGATTCTTCTTCTGGCTGATAACTGTTAAATTCTTGGAACTCTTATCAGAAGTATTACGATTCTTGTGATGAACATCTCTGCCATCACCCTTGCTGGCCAATCCGGCCTCCACCATCTTACGCCGTGCCATATTACGCTCGGAGCGTCGTTTACGCTGCTCCGGCTTGGCATGGTACGAAGCGTATTCGTGGGCGTAGTTACGTGCCTTGGGCATCAGTCTGTTTTTGCCCCATACCGTGTATCGTGCAGCCCTTCCAGCTTGGAAGAAACCCGCATCAGTTCAGTAATCCATTCTTCGTTGCGAATAATCCGTTCATTGTAAAGATCAGAAACGGCCTTGATGTCTTGGTGAAGTTCAGCTCTAAGGGCAACACCGTCTGCTGGGGTAAAGCGGCTTGATATAACACCCTCCATCAGTTCCTGCATGTGTGTATCTTTAGCAGCTATATTGTCGAGAGTCTTATATACCGGAGTAAAAGCCAGCATCCCGATAGTGGCCAACAACCCGACTGCCGCAATCAACGCTACAATCATGCCCAGCATGTTAGGTCTAGTGCGGTCTACAATCCGGTCCAGTTGGTTGGCGATGTTTTCGACCAGATTAAACAGGCTGCGAATATCTGATTGGGTGGATGCCCCAGAGGTTTCCAGACTGCCCAACCTCTCGGACAGGCTATCAAGCATCTGTTGTTCATGCTCAACCAGTTTGCGGTAACGGTCACCCGAATTTTTATTTTTGCCATTACCATGTTCAGAACGCTGCTGCATCACATCATACCTTGGGCCAGATTCATGGCTATCGAATCGGGTTATAAGAGACGTGAAACTGCAGTTCCGCCGCATTGGTGTAGGAGTCCATCTTCAGGCGGACACCAGTTGCGCCAGCCGCCGCCTGAGTGGCGATGTCGGTGCTGGCATCGGTGCCTGCTGCTGAAACGACAAACCAGTTGGCCGAAACCGAACCCAGACGCAGATCATCGAAGGTTTGTTCCAGATCATACTGGCAGGTTCCGCTCAGTCCAGATACAGCCACCGCAGCCCCGTCATCTGAATAACGGTTAACCGGCACAGTCGGGGATACCAGTTCACCCGTAACCGTGCCAACCCAGACATTGCTGGTGGTATCAATACTCGCCGTGATCGCCGTGACCTGTGAATAATACTTCACCGTGGATACTGGGATAGTGGTAACGCCCGTGACCGTTTCAGTGACCGAATTGCCGTCCTGATCCTTGCCCGTGATGGTAAAAACATTGGTGTTGATGGGGGCGGCGCTGTCAAACAACAATCTGACCCCGCCAACGCCATCGGAATAGGCATCACCGATATCAAACTGGAGGGCCGTACCTGCGTCTGCAAGTGCGCCATTCAATACCAGATTGGGCGTTGTCAGAACCACCACAGCCTGCGATTCAGCGATACCGTTGTCATCCAGATCGGCTGGATCAATATCATATTTCTTTAAACCTGAAGCCATAATATATTCTCCTATTGCCAGCCTTTGACCATACGCCGGATACGGTAATATGCCGCATCCTTTCTTACCGGCTCTTCAGCCGCTTCGGGCTGAACGTCAACCACCGGGGCTTCAACAGCTTTCTCGGGAACGGCCTTCACGGGAACCTTTTTTTCCACTTCGGGAACGGCCTTCTTGGCCGCCTTCTTGGTTACGACTTTCTTGGCTTTTGCCACAATAATTCTCCAGTAAAAAAGGGGCGACCAGCGCCCCTCTGTGATTACGCTCAGGCCGGGATTCCGACCAGTTCAAGCACGAAAATACCTGCCGTGTACTTGGCTGCTGTGCCCGTTGTACCAGTTACAACGTACAGGTAATCATTCGCCCTTGGCAGGTTGGTCAGGGCCGTCTTGGTGGCCACAGCACCGGCTGCCGCCGAACCCTTGGCATACAGGGCTTGTTCATCCAACGCCGCGATGCCATCAGATTCAACAGCCGTACCCACGGTCGCTGAATAGAAGTCGATATCGGTAACGCCACCAGCCGGAGTTTCGTAACAAGCCAGTGTCCCGCCGATCAGAGTGCCGTTTACGGCAGTGGTGATCTGACCCCAGTGACAAACCAGAGCCGTGCCATCAACCCCGATCACATCAAGGTCACTGGTGGACGAGTTAAGCCCGGTCAGGTCCATCAGGACCGTGGTGTAGATCAGACCGCCGATTTGGATCACGTTGGAATTGGCAACCGTGCCAACACCTGTGGTAATACCGGTTCCAGCCGTCATTGTCGTCTGTGTCGCTCCAGTGATATCACCAATAAAACCGTTGGTAGATGTAACTGGGCCTGAAAAAGTTGTGGAACTCATGTTTATTTCCTCTCATACGAGTAGCGAGCCGTCTGTATGAAGTCAGCCGGAACTGTCGGCTTCGCTGGGTTATCCGGGGGGGTGCAATGATCCACGTGGAACCATCGATAAAAGGTGGGGTGAGCGGGGGCCGAAGCCCCCACTCCTTACTGCTTACACGTCAGGATTAAGACGTGCCGGGGCTTCCGTAGATGCCCAGTGGATCGCTGACACCGAAGGAATAACGCTCGCGAGCTTTATAGCGGACGTTTCCTGTGTCAAAATCCCCGTCCATTGACGTTTCCAGCGCAACACGGGTGAAGTGTTTCATGCCGTTAGGCACATCCGTGACGAGGAACCATGCATTGGAATCGGTCAGATAGTGGTTGATGGAATACCCTTCCGGAATTGATCCGTTGTTACGCAGGGCATTGATGTCGTTGTCAGCGGTGCTGACCCGGCCATCCGTTTCCAACAGACGTGTTGCCACGAACTGCAGCGCAGGCGGAACAATCAACTTCCTTGGTCGGGCGGCGATCAGCAGTCCACGCTCGTCGGTGAATGCTGCGATGTTAATCACGGCATCTTCCAGTGAGGTTTCGTTCAGATCAGCGCCAACGGTCGGACGGTTTGAATTGGTTCCGCCATTCACCAACGGGTGAGAGGCAGAAAACAACGCAACACCATCGCCGGAAGCGAAAGCGGTAGTGAACCCACTGTTAAGTGGGAACGCACTTTTCACCTGTTTGGTATACGCCATGCCTCTTGCGAGGGCTTTGGTGTAGCGACCAGACAGGGAGTCATAGAGATTGTCTTCCAGAGCTTCTTCAGTGATGCTGAAGCCCATGGCGATAGTCTCATGATTGTAACGTGCAGTGTACGATTCCTGCGCGGTGTCATAACTGATGGCAGAGCCTTCATTTTTGACCGGTGCCGCACCGAAGCCGGACAGCTTCACTTCTTCCTCGAAGGAACGCTCGGACGATTCAGTTTCATAAATCATCGTGTGTTCATCTTCGTACTTCTTGTATTCCAGACCAAATAAGGCATTCAGGCCGGGAAGCAGTTCTTTCAGCATTTGAGCGCGTGAAATAGCCATTGCCAAGCCTCCTTATGACGTTGCGAGGCCAAGGCCGTAATTTTCATTACCGCTGGCATCTATGAAGTAGGAAAGATTCAGGTGATAACCATTGAACCGACAAAGTACATCGGTATAGTCATCGCCAACTGCGCTGTCAGGGCCGTCAACAAAGCCGACGATCCGGATAGGCAGAGTCTGAGTCGCAGTTGTGCTGCTTTGAGTCAACGCATTTCTGCTGATCCCAAGAGCAGTCGTTCCTGCTGTCTGGGTAACCGCTGCGTTGCCATGCAACCATGCTTGGGTCATCGCCCCAGTAGCCTGCATCTGGAAGACCACAAACGGATCGTCCATAACGTAGGCAACAGCATCGGTGGCAGCATTTGCTGCTGGCCAATACTGACTGAAGGTTTTCTGACCGGAAGTCGGGTCTGTGAAAGCACAACCCATGAAAATACCGATAAGAGAAAGGCCGAGAGTTGCTGTTCCCGTATCCTTTTGTATCGTACCGTCTACAGCCAGCTTAACGAAATCGCCAAAGAAAATGGCAGTCCCGTAAGTCGTTGCAATCGGCATATGGTTCACTTTCCCGGTAAAAGAACCGCTGGCACTCATCGTGCCCACGGGCCTTGCACCGAAGGGAGTAGCTACTGATGACATGTTAATGTCTCCATTTTGTGTTTAAAAGAAAGGCTACTCCCTGTTCAGGGATTAACCTTTACCAAAGTTACTTCGTGTTGATTTTCGCTCATGGAACAGTGGCATACGGGCATCGTTCTCCCGCATGAGGTTCTGGTCAACTGATTCCAGTTGCTGCTTGGCTACGCCTTGATAGTGTTCTTCCCGCTGAGCCATAATTTCTACCGGTGCTTTACACAACAGCAGACCGCCGATTTCAACATTACCCTTAAACTGGGAGTGGATATCGGACATGACTTGCAGTTCGGGATGGTCTTCCGCCTTCACCGGCTCCCAGCCTTCACGAAACTTCTGGGACACATTGGTGTTGTCGGCGTGACCGAGTGCGCTGGTACGAATCCAGCGGAAAACATAGCCTTCAATCGGGTTCGGTTCCGGCAAAATTGACGGCGGAACCCATTTATCGCTCGGACGTTCCGAGGCTTTGCGGGAGTCTAAATCCCGAGATTTGCGCTGCTCTGACATATCACATTCCTTCTTTTATGCATTGTCTGGCGTACTGTTCGTTGGTCAATCCCAATCTCTTCGCGATATGGACTTGGGACGAAGTCAACTTGAATTTGCGCGGCTTACTGCCATTATTCCGTTCACCGGAGGCAACCACCGTGTTTGGTCTTGAGGTAGTTTTACTTCCCTCAAAGTATTCGGGAAAGCGGGTCCGCATCGAGCGGTCGATTTCCTGAAAGTATTCGGGACTGTCAGGGGATAAACCCTTCTCCCGTATCAGGGTTTCATGAACCCCGTAAGCCAAGGCAGTCATGTCCTTGTGCTTGGGATCACCAAACCATTTGTTCTCTTCCGCCCACGCTGAAGCCTCATAGCTTGGCGGAGGGACGCTCGGCCTCGCTGCTGTCTGTGCCAGTCGTTGTTGCGCAGCCCATTGCCGCTGATTCTGGTACTGTTGCGAACGCTGGTTGTAATTACCCTCGTAATTGTTCGCTTCACGCCACTCAGCCTGCGCTGTAATCAGGTCTGACTGCGCCTTGATGACTCCGTCAGTATCACCGCTTTCGTAAGCGTTCCTGTACGCTGACTGAGCTTGCTGCACGGCCAGTTGGGCACGACCCTTGAACTGGGCCACCAAGTGAGCTTCACCCTTGTTGATGACATCCTCATACTGCTGGGTACGCTGGTGAAGATTTTGCGCCACCTTGAGAGCTTCTTCACGAACCTTCTCGGCAGCATCCGCTCTGCGCTTTTCAGCATTGTATTGGTAGGTCATCTTGTTGATACGTTTCTGAACCTTCTCGCTGTAGCTGGAAAGTTCGTCATCGTCATCATCGTAAGCCTTTGGCTTGGCTTCGGGCTTGACGGTTACCTTGGTGGATTCGATATCTTCTTCGACTTCCACGTCATCTGCGACGGGTGCGGTCTTTTTCGGCTCGTCACCAATCGTGTGCTTCACGCCAAAAAATCGATCTTCGGGTGAGGTTGTTACATTTTCTTCTGGAGTAGTCATATCTTTACGATTCCTCTCGGATCATCAACTACGGCTTCGACTGACTCATCGTTAATCAATCGAAATTCTTTGCCATGGATTTTGAACCGCGTACCCGAATAGGCTCGCATCAAAACCCAATCTCCGATCTTGCAATAAGGGCCATTCGGAAAACGGTCCCCAGTGTATGCATCCGGCCCCATGGCAAGTACAAAACCACATAGCGAACCAATCTCTTCGCGGTATAGTGTGTCAACCGACTTGATGATCCCGCCCTTGGTTTTTTCCTCGGGGTCCGGAAGTGCAACCAATAACTTGTACCCTGTGGGTACAGGAAGCTGCGAAGCTGCTTGCGCCTCTTCGGCAGGTAGTTTTTCTACTTTTGCCATCATTACCTCTGCAACCGGAAAAGCGTCCGGTGTTCGCTTGCTATTAGCAGGTGCCTGCGCGGATGCAGGCAATCTGTTTATTCAGTCGATTTATTTCATCAACGATCCACTCACGCTGTGCTGCTGACAAGTCAGCAGATAATAACTGGTAACGGTATTGTTCGATAATTACTTCAAGCTGCTGAACCCGCGACAGGGACAGTTGTTCCCCATGCTGCTTCTGGTACTGCTGGGCTTCAGCATCGGTCTGGTAGGTCGTCAGATATCCCATTATGCCAACAATGACCGCTACGGAGGTTACGGCCATCTTGGCGGCGAGGGGAATATCAGCCCACTTCATTTGATTCTCTTAAAACAGCCCCGGCATCGGGGTTGATGCCCGGTAGTCAAAACGTATCTTTACATACGCGCAACCGACAATACGACCACTTGTATCAGGGTTTACGTCTTGCATGGTCGCCGTTCCGCCGGATGCAAAACTCAGGGCTTGGACATTGGTAATCCCCCAGTAAGCGGGGTTTCCGGACAGATACTGGACCTGTGCTTTACTGTTTATTGACATGGCCACTGCCGCGCCTCCCTGAATGGAGAAATAAAGGGGCTTTGTTCCGAGCGCCGCGATCCACGGATACGCTTCCAAGTATATGTTGGTGATGGTCAGGCCGGGGGCTGCCAGCGGCAATTCCGCACCAGCCTTTGGACCCGTCAGGGTGACCGTCTGGGAAGAAGAACTGGCAGGCGTAGAAACCGTGATCGCATTGTTGTTAACCAATACGTCACCCAGCGCAACGGTGTCTCCATCTGTCTGGTTTGCCCATACCGCCGTACCGGGCGCGGCCTGTGCGGCGGAGGTGAAGAAATCTAATGAAGTCTGAGACATGGTCGGGCTTTACTTTGTTTCCAATACTTCGATCCGACCAGTCAAGTCTTCATTAAGGTCTTCAATCTGCTCGACAAGTTCTGTCATGCGTACATCAAGTCCCAACAACAGGTTGTGAACCTCTTCTTTGCTAAAAGGATCGGTACGGGTACTACCGCCTTCATAGTCATTGGCTCCAGCATACTGGCCCATTGTCATCCCGTTACGGTTAATCTTTTGACCCGTGGGTGCGGTCATGTGCCGGTGCCCCGTCCAGCCTGCTGCTTTGCGTTCAGCCTCGGCATCAGCAAGTGCCAGAGCATTGTACTTACGCTTGATTGCGCGAATAGATTTGGCGGCATCACTACCTGACTGCCATCCAGCGTGCCATATTGTCCGCCCCATCTTGCGCCGTTCTGATTTCGGCAGAGCATCAAAGATGCTTCTGGGCAGGGGTTGGTTGGCTTCCAGATAG